GTTCCTGGTCGTGATGAAAAGTGGAAGCAAGATACTCTGGCTGGTATGAACTTTGACCTCGAGAAGTTCGATCAGGAATATAACTGCGAATTTTTGGGTTCGTCAGGCACCCTGATTGCTGGTTGGAAGCTCAAAGAATTAGTTTCTTCTAACCCCATCTTACAAAAAGATGGTTTGACGCAGTTCCGGGCGGTTGAACCGAATCACGTTTATATGATGGTTTGCGACGTTTCTCGTGGTAAGGGGTTAGATTATTCAGCCTTCCAGTTGGTAGATGTTACAACCATGCCATATCAGCAGGTCGGGGTTTATAGGAATAATGCTATCACACCACTTGATTATGCTGATATTATACACAGAACAGCCAAGGCATATAATAATGCCTCTGTTTTGGTCGAGGTTAATGATATTGGTGAACAGGTTTCAACTTCATTGAATTATGATTTTGGGTATGAGAATGTTTTGTTCACCGAAAACGCTGGCCGATCCGGAAAGAGAATTACTACTGGATTCGGCGGAGGAAGCGTTGATAAGGGTGTCCGAACTACTAAAATTGTTAAGTCGATCGGCTGCTCTATTTTAAAACTGCTCATAGAGCAAAACCAGTTCGTTGTGAATGATATAAACACTATTAGCGAATTGGGAACCTTTTCTAAAAAGGGAACTTCGTATGAAGCCGAGCCAGGAAAGCATGATGACTTGGTCATGTGTTTGGTTCTCTTTGCTTGGCTATCAGACCAACAGTATTTTAAAGACTATACCAATATCAACACTCTTATGTCATTGAGAGATAAAACTGAGGATGACATTGAGCAGGATCTTGCTCCGTTTGGGTTTGTGGATTCCGGAAGGGATGATTTTGTAGAAGAAGAATATGAGAGATTTGTAGGTGATTCATGGATGTGGAACCAACCGCAGGACTTCTAAAAAAGCTCATTTTATAAATATAAAAAATTCATAATTGTAAGTTCTCGCAAAAGGGAGAAAAATAAATGGCTTTCCAACTATCACCTGGAGTAAATGTATCTGAGATCGACCTTACAACAGTCGTTCCTTCAGTCGCCACAACCGATGGCGCCTTTGCTGGCGTTTTCCGTTGGGGTCCAATCGGAGAAAGAGTTCTAGTAGACTCTGAAAATGCACTAGTTTCTAGATTTGGTAAACCAACCAACTTCAACGGCGAAACATTTTTCACAGCTGCTAACTTCCTATCATATACAAACCGTCTATGGGTTTCACGTGCTGCTGACGTTACTGGTGCAACTCCAGTTGTTTCAGGTAATACATCTGGCGCAAACAACGTTCTATTGCTTTCTAGCACAACTGCAATCACAGTAGGTATGTATCTAACTCAGTGTTCAAACGCTAACATTACATTTGGTAACAGTTCAGTAAACACTAACGTTCTATCAACTATTTCAGTTATTACTAAGAACTCAAGTTCTGTAACACTTTCAAGCAACGTAACAGCTTCTCAGAATGGCGTAAGTTTCTATTTTGCCGATCCTGTTTCAGCATATACTTCTGTTGCTATGGAACCAAATTCAGCCGCTTTCGGCGCTAATTCTTTTGTTGCTAACCTTGTTAATCAGATTGTAAAGAATGATAATGATTATGCTGATAAGGATGGCAATTTCGATCCAGACGTTATCTACGTTGCAAGATTCCCTGGAGACATGGGTAATTCTCTAAGAATTGGTATCTGCGATAATGCTGACAGCTTCAATTCAAACGTTGCTCTAATTGGCGCAAATGTTGGTGGTAGCGGTGTAACTGCAAACGCTCTAATGGAATTCCGCCTTGGTTCAAACGTTGCAACAATTAAGTTTGCTGGCACTACAAATGCTGCTGCAAACGGTGTTGCTTCTAAACTAGCAAGCGGCGATCAGATCCTAGCTGGTAACAGTTCGATCAATCAGCAGTATTTGATGGTCAAACAAGTTTCTGTAGGAAGCAATGCAAGCTACATTAACACTTCAACTATCGGATTCAGCGGTCTAGACGTTTCTAGCAATACTAACTTTATTACTATTGCGAATAATCCTTATTCAAATGGTGATATTGTTAACTATTCTAACACTGCTGGTAATAGCCAGATTACTGGTTTGACTCAGGGTATTAACTATAACGTCATTCAGGCTAATTCTTCAGGTCTAAAACTATCTCTAACACCATTTGGTGACGAGATTGATATATCTTACACTTCTGGAGCTAATGCAACTCTAGTTGCAAACACTACAGTAGTTCAGATTGATTTTGAAGATCCATATAGACTAAGAACTAACTTCACAACTAACACTGTTCAGCGTTATTGGGAATTCTTTAACGTTGTTGACGTTGCTCCTGGCCAGTCAGATTACGTTCTTTATAACGGTAATACTTCTGCACAAGACGAACTTCATGTTGTAGTTGTTGACGATAGTGGTAAATTCTCTGGAACTCCAGGAACAATTCTTGAAGTTTATAAGGGTCTATCACGTGCTACTGATGGTAAGAACAACGACGGTACAGGTAACTACTACAAAGATATAATTAACCAGAATTCTAATTATATCCGTTGGGCAAACGATCGTAGTAGCGCTCCATCGGCAACTGCTCTAAACGTTGTATCGGCCTCCTCTTCTGCCCCTGCAAATATCACTTTTGCGCTTGGTGCTGATGGTTTAAATGAATCAACAGCTACAATTGGCATTCTAGGTGCAGCATATGACCTATTCCAGTCAGCTGAAGACATTGACATCTCATTGGTTATCCAAGGAAAGCCAGTCGGTGGAACTACTTCAGTTGGTGGTAGAACAGTATCAGGTTATCAACTAGCTAATTACTTGATTGATAATCTAGCAGAAACTAGAAGAGATTGTGTTGTTCTAGTATCTCCAGAAAGATCAACTGTTCTTAATAACGTCGGCGATGAAGCTGTGGATCTAAAGGCATGGAGAGGCGCTCTAAACAGTTCTTCTTATGCTATCATGGATTCAGGTTATAAGTATCAGTATGACCGTTACAATGACGTTTATCGTTGGGTCCCACTAAATGGTGACATTGCTGGTATCTGCGCAAGAACAGATACTACAAATGACGCTTGGTGGTCACCAGCTGGTTTCAACCGTGGTCATATCAAGAACCTTGTGAAACTAGCATTTAACCCACGCAAGGCTGAACGTGACGTTCTCTATAACAACGGCATCAACCCTGTTGTAACATTCCCAGGACAGGGAACTGTTCTTTATGGAGATAAGACACTTCAGGATAAGCCATCTGCATTCGATCGTATTAACGTTCGCAGATTGTTTATTGTTCTTGAGAAGGCAATTGCTACTGCTGCGAAATATCAGCTATTCGAGTTCAATGATGCTTTCACTAGAGCACAGTTTAGAAATCTTGTAACACCATACCTACGCACCATCAAGGGACGTCGTGGTATTACGGACTTCTATGTTGTATGTGACGACACTAATAACACTCCACAAATTATTGACACCAATCAGTTTGTTGGAGACATCTATATTAAACCTGCTAGAAGCATTAACTTTATCCAGCTTAACTTCGTTGCTGTCCCAACTGGTGTTCAGTTCTCTGAAGTTATCGGTAAGTTTTAATAAATAGATAAAATATTCTAGGAGTAAAATAGATGGCTTTTAATATTAACTCTTTTAAAGTAAACGGACTACCATGGGGGGGTGCACGCCCCTCCCTCTTCCAAGTCCAAGTAACACCACCACCTACTCTGCCATTGAACCCAGAAGCATTCAAAAAGCTAGTGTTCACTTGTAGAGCAGCAGAACTTCCAGAGTCAACAATTTCTCAGATTGAAGTACCATACTTCGGTCGTAAGATTAAAGTTGCTGGCGAAAGATCTTTTGCTGATTGGTCAATCACAGTAATGAACGATGAAGATTTCTCTGTACGTTCAATGTTTGAAGCATGGCAGAATGCTATCAACACTATGCAGACTAACATTCGTCTACCTGAAGCCTCTTTTGAGCAGTATAAGGCATTTGCTGTTGATGTAACCCAGTTTGCTAAGGACGGAGAAGTTCTTCGTGTTTATCAGCTAGTTGGTGCTTTCCCAACTCAGATTAGCGGTGTAACTCTTGGATGGGATACACAGAATGCTATTGAAGAGTTCACTGTTAACTTTGCTTATGACTACTGGCTACCAGTGGTTGAAGATGCTTCTGTCAAGACAGCTGGTAAGGTAACACCATATCTAGCTCAAACCGACATTGGTCCGGTAATCTAAATAAACTAAACTATGTGAATGGAGGGAGTCAAAACTCCCTCCAACTTTTGGAGAAATAAATGGCATATACCTATCTTATCGGCTGGAGTAAATTTAATAAATTTTATTACGGAGTTCGATTTAGTAAGAACTGTCGTCCAGAAGATTTATGGGTCACATATTTTACTTCTTCAAAACATGTAAAAACTTTCGCTGATCTATACGGCGATCCGGATATCATTCAAATAAGAAAAACTTTTGGAGATGAAAATAAAGCTCGTCTTTGGGAAGAAAAAGTTTTAAAGAAAATGAAAGTTGTGAAAAATGATAAATGGATTAATAAAACCGATAACATATCAATCGATTCAGAATGTGCACTAAAAGGCACTTTAACTCATATTGGAAAAAAACGTTCTGAAAAAACAAAACAAAAATTACGTGGTCCAAAATCAGAACAACATAAATTGAATATGAAAATCGCTCGTAAAAAATTATTCGAAAGTGGTTACAAAAATCCAAATCCAGCTTTGAGGGAAGACGTTAAAAAGAAAATGTCTGAAATTAAAAAAGTTTCACAAAAAGGCGAATTGAATAATATGTATGGTAAAAACGTTTATAATAATGGTCTAATAAACAGAGCTTTTAATCCTAATGAAGTTCCAGAAGGTTGGGTGAAAGGGAGACATAAATAATGGATTTATTCGGTTTCGAATTTAGAAAAAAGATACCAGAACCAGAGCTACCGTCTTTCGCTCCCCCAAAGGACTCGGATGACGGTGCAGTAGTCGTATCAGCAGGTGGTGCTTTTGGCACCTATGTTGATCTTGATGGTACAGTACGTTCTGAAGCAGAGCTAGTTACAAAATACCGTGAGATGTCATTACAGCCAGAATGCGATGCTGCTGTTGATGAAATCGTTAATGAATCAATTTCAATTGATGAGGAACATATTGTTCAGATTAATCTTGAACAGCTAAAAGTCAATGAAAATATCAAAAAGATTATTCGTGATGAGTTCCAACATTGTTTGAACCTTTTAGGGTTTAACAAATACGCTTATGAAATTTACCGTCGTTGGTATATTGACGGTCGTTTGTATTATCATGTTATCATTGATGATAACGACCCAAAAGCAGGTATCAAAGAAATACGTTACGTTGACCCACGTAAGATTCGTAAAGTCCGTGAGGTTCAAAAGAAAAAAATTCAAGCCAATAATCCAGGCGATGCAGTTGTTACCAAAACAGTAAATGAATATTTCATTTTCAATGACAAAGGTTTCAACTTCGGAAATAAAGCAGTCGGTCCATCTACTACAGGACTAAAGATTGCTAAGGATTCAGTTTTACATATTGTGTCAGGTCTTACTGACAATCAGGGAACAATGGTTCTCTCA